CTCAGCTTGGTCCCCGGTACAATCCGGTCAGTCAAATCCATGTTGGCCACGCTCAGGGCGCCCGATGTGCCGCTAACCGAGCCGGGGATGGATTGCCACAAATGGGGGTTGAAGTCGCCGCCCACCGGCAGTCCGTCGCTCCATTTGAACAGGGAATCGGTCACATCGCCTCCTAGACCACGCGCATGATATACACCAGCGTCTTATACGGCGGCATCGAAGACGCCGGGCCGGTGTTGCCAATGGCGTGCGAGTGCTCGCCGCCGCTCTGTACAGACGCGCTATAGCTATGTGTGTGCGGTTGAGCCGCGGGGCCTTCGGGACCGGCGTAAACGTTGCTGGTGGACGAGACGCCCGTGGTGCCGCTAATGCCGGCGTGGGTGTGTGCGCCGCCAGAACCGGTTGAGCCGTTGCCGTGCACGTGTGTAGCGGAGCCGCCAGTCGTCAAGAGGTCGCTGTCGCTTGACGCACCCCGGGGAAACCGCCCGACCAGGTCCGGCGTGCCGCCCGTGCCGTCACACACTCGCCAGCCCTCAGGGATCGTGGCCTCCGCCCACAGTATGATGCTTCCAACTGGCAAGTTCATTACTGCACCCTCATGATGTAATAGAGCTTGATGTACGGCGGTACCACCTCGGCGGCATTGGTGCTGCCACCGACGGAATGGCTGTGGCTGCCGCCGCTGCCCGAGGTCCCGCTGCCGCCGCTGTGCCCGTGCCCCCAGCTCGCCACGTTTACGCCGCTGCCGGGAGCGGAGCGCGCCTGCTGGTTTTGTCCGGTGACGCCTATCGTCACCGTCACGGTGTGGGTGTGTGTGCCGGCGGTGTTGGTACTGGCGGGCCGGGTGTGGCTGTGGCTGCCGCCGCCCGAGGTCCCGACGTCGTCGTCAGAGTCCGCGCCGTAAACAAAATAGTCGCGCAGGTCCGGGGTGCCATTCGTTCCGTCGCACACCTGCCAGCCCCTGGGGATGGACGCGGCGCTGTTTTTCCACAGGATGATTGACCCTACTGGCAACGTCATTGCACCCTCCGGATGTAGTAGAGCCTCTTATACTTGGGCAAGCTCGATCCCGCGCCGGACGCGGCGAGTGTGTGCCCGTGCGCTCCCGCAGAGCTGGTTGAACCGCCGCCGGCGTGTACGTGGCTTGGAGACGAGGCTGTGTTTTCATCGGGATAACCGACGCCCACGCCGCCGGGTTGACCGGACACGCTCGTACTCACCCCATGTGTGTGATTTGGGGCGTCGGCGATATTCGGGAACTCGTGCGTGTGCGTGAGCGCGCCCCGAGACGTCAGGTCGACGGCCGACCCGCCCAAGATGAAATGGTTTTTGGCCTCGGCGTAAATCTCAAAGCCAGGCGGCACCGTCCCCGCCAGTCCATACCAGAGCAGGATGCCGCCGACAGGAACGTCGAAGCCGGAGGGGTTTTGGATGACAATCACTTTCATAGTTGGAACACCAAACTCACGTCCAGCCCCTTCGTGCCGGTGCCGGCCTCGTCGACGTCGACTCGGATCAGGTCGCGGGTGGCGACGTAGGCATAGGCAGTGTTGATGACAGGCTGGACGGAAGTGTCTGTAGACGAATACTCGCCGACGTCGATAGTAATGCGGGTCGAGAGCATGTCGTTGTAGGTGGGCGCAGCGTTTGGCGACGCCCGCCGCCCCCGCGCCACCTGCAGGACGGGCTTGCCGGAGCTGGAGGCGGTGTAACAGTAGGCGTGGGCGGAGATTAACTTCGCGCCGTTTAGTTCGGGCGGGATCGTGAAATAGATTTTTCCGTCACCTGTCGACCAGGTCTCGTCCGCAGCCAAAACCTTCAGCACCACCAGCGTGTCTTCGCGGGCCGTCTCCACCGCCTGGGTAACCTGGTAGATGCCCTCCTCGATCTTGTTGAGGTTATCTGCGTCTACTGGCGTGCCCGGCGTGATGACCGGCGTCCGCAGCACGATTTGCACGTTTTCATGGATCGGCGTCCCAGTGTTGTCCTTGATGTCAAAGCGCTCTGCGCCGTCCAAGATCTCGTTTACCCAGGTTGTTTTTTCATATGGCATTTTCTGCGCTCCTATGCAGCTACTGGCGTACCGACGATAGTAGTTTTTCCGACATATCCGCCGGCCAGGTCCGTGACCATTTTTTCGATCATGCCGCTGATTTTGCGGCCGTACAGCGTATCGACCAAGACTTCTGACCCGATAAATGCGCGGGGGCGGATCAGTTTAACCTCCTGCTGATGCCGCTTCTGGTAATAATCGAACACCCGCTGTGCGATGGCCGGGCCGTTGCTGGAGTTGACCAGACTCGCCTCGCTAATGGTCAGAATGTTTTTCTTCACACCCTCGCCGACCGGCGCATACACACCAATTTTGGTGATCGAGTCGTTGTACACCAGTCCTTCTAAGAGGATTGTGCCCTCGCTGGCGACGTCGAGGATGGCGTAATTGGCCCCGCCTTCGACGATTGTGGCGTCGCCGGTCACGCTGAGGGTGTGCATGGGTTGGCTGAACTGGATTTCGTGAGTGCCGGCGCTCAGGACCCCCTCGAACAGCTTGCGCTTGGCCGTGCCGACGGTAATATCGTGCATTGACAGCTCGACGCCGGTCACGTAGGGGCGCAGGCTAATCTTTTGATCGACGCTCTGATCGCCGTGGGTAATGTCATACACCGGCTCGACGCCGCTCCATTGCGAGGGGCGGAAGCGTTTCTTCCACAGCCGCGATTGCCCCGCGCGCGGCACCCCGCAGACGATACCGCGGGTCACGGCTCCGGTGGCGTCGATTCGCCCAAATTTGATGACCCCGTTCTGGCGAGCACAGAGGATGTAGGCTCCGGCAGCAAAGGCAATCTGTTGCAGGGCCTCTCGATAACTGCAAATCGGTATCCAGCCCGTGAGCGGGACGGTCTCAAGATCAGGGTCGATCTCGTAGTCCACGTTTACCCCCGCAAACATCTGCGCCAGCAGCGCCCCCATAGTAATCGGCTCGAGCCAGATCCCGCCCCGATAAGTCAGGGTATCCAGCAAGCCCAGCTCGTCTACGCAAGTGAGTTTAATCAGGTTATCGGTCAGATTTTCCCAAGTGTCCAGGTAGTAGCGGCCGACAAAGGTTTCGACGCCGTCAATCACGGCGATAACCGTCAGCGGCTGGCGGTGCTGCAGCAGCGTAAAATCGCCGGACGGGTCAATGATCGAAAACCGGGCGTCCTCCGAGAATAACTCCACCTCCAAATAGCTGACCGGAACGGTCAGGCTGAGCGGGTGGAATTCCTCGGTCAGCACCGCCGAGCGGATCATATCCCGCTCGAACACAGTGGACGCAAACACGATCTTCACGTTGGTGCTCATTTGCGCGCCGGCTCCCTGGCGATGAAGTTCACCGTCAAATTCTTCCAAAACCGGGTCTCGCCCTTGATGCGGACAAGCTCATCGCCCACATTGGAAAAGTAGGCCTCAAACTGCAGGGACCCGTCCTCGTCCGGAACGATCACGGTGTGAAACTCGACCGGTTCGGTCAGCTTTTTCCACAGGGCGGCGTAATCGGCCATCGGCGCCTGGCCGAACTGCAGCTGGTAGTTGAAGTAAACGCCAATCAGCTCGCGGTGCAGTTTCCCGTCGTTGGTGCGCTCGGCCATTTTGTCGAGGAAATCGGCCCGCCGCTTGATCGATACCACAGGCACGTTGTAGACTTGCCCGTCAATAACCACGTAATCGATCGTCATACCACACCTCGGATCAGACTCTTGCCCACGCGCCGGTTTTCGCGGTCGATGTAGGGCTTGAGTTCCTGAACCAGCGCGCCCAGGCTGCCGGCGAAGTTGATCGTAATCTCGCGGTCAGCCTGGTACTGGCTCAGCTCCTCGCGCATGATTTGGCGCAGCAGGCCTTCCGGCGTTTCGATGTTGCGTCCGGAGCGCTGATCGCCCAGCACCGCCAGGAATTCGCTATTGGGAGGAATGACCGCGCCGGTGGCCAGGCGCGGGATCTGAGGCACCGAAACCAGCGGGATATTGACCCCCAGCGACAGCCCCTCAAAAAACGGCGGCACGGCGGGCAGGTTGATTTGGATTTTGTTCAGCGCCCCGATCACGCCATTGATGCCATTGGCCACTGCCTGCAGCATGGAGTTGAGAAAGTCAATGATGTTGTTGATGCGGTCCCGGACGAAGTCCTTGACGGAATTGAAGACAAGTTTCCACTTATCCTCGATCCAGTCCAGCGCGGTTTTGAAGCCGTCTTTGACGGGGTCAATGACTTTGTCCTGGAACCATTCCTTAGCTTTCGCCCAAATGTCCTTGATCTTCTCCCAGGCGTTTGCGGCCCATTCCCGGATGTTTTCCCATGCCTTCGTAAACCACTCCGCGACGGGTTCGGTGACATTGGTCCGGAACCACTCGCTGGCCTGGCCCCACTTTTCGACAATCCAGTCCCAAACCTTGCCGGCAACCTCTTTGACCTTATCCCAGTTTTTGATCAGGAGGATAATTATCACAATGATGGCGGCAATCGCCAACGCGACAAGGGTGGTCGTGCTCGTCAAGAACGTCATAGCCACCCCGAAACCAGTCGTAACAGTCGCGGCGACCGCGCCGATAACATTCCAGACGGTAACGGCGGTATTGACGGCCCAAAATGAAAGGGCAAGCGAACCGAGGATAATAGCGAGGCTCTCCACAACCGGCTGATTTTCGTTAATCCAGCCGCTCAGATCTTCCAGCCGCTCCGTCAACCATTCCAGGGCGTCCAGAAGCGCCTCGCCAGCCCATTCTCCAATTGGCTGGAGGAATTCTTCCCATAGCCATCTCCCAAGAGGTTCCAGAGCTTCCAGAACGCTATTGAGCAAATCGAGCGCAGCGGAAAGCAAGTCCAGTGCCACCGGAGACAGGTCCTGAGCAACCCATTCCCCAACTGGCACCAGGATATTATCGTAT